TGTGTATTCTTTTACTATTACATTGCTTAAAGTAACTTTAAAATTTCCACTACCCTCAAAACTTAGTCGTGTTGTAGGAGAAGTTCCTGATGTTATTACCTCAGTATATGTTCCTGCAATAGTTCTTGATATTCCATTTGAACCACTTAATTCTACATTTACTGAACCTTGTAGAAAATCTGTTAATGTATATGTTACTATATATTGCTTGTTATCTTCAAGGACAGAACCCTGCCATATAGTCGAATTACTTGTACCATCAGCAATTACCCCAACACCTCCTAAAGACCAATTAGAATTTAATGCCCAAGGTGAAGTTCCACTACTAAAATCCATATTAGTACCTTCTTCAGTACCCTCAGTAGGTACAGGAATAACTGCATACAATTCTCCTGCCTTATATCCGTTAGGAGTTACTACTATACTAACATCATCTAATAAACTCATTGTATATTATTTAAAGTTATTAATTGTGCATTTAAACAAGCCTTAGCCTCAAACACACCACCATCAGCGACAACTCTAGCCTTGAAAGTATTTACAATTTTCTCTGTAGGTGTTACACCTCCTTTATTACTAGAAGGTAATGATATTCCTAGTGATAATTTCATTATTTAGTAGCATCACCATCAGATTCTCTGTACCCAATACCAACCCCACTCCTTAATTGAATAGCTGTCGTTCTCATAAACAAAGTTGTTCCAGCAGGTAGTGTTAAACCTACCAATGCACCTTCAGTTCCTGACATATTACCTACTGTAATAGATTCTATCTCTGATTCTACAGGGAAGTATATGCAGTACCAATCTTTACCTGTTTGTGCAGCAGTTGTGAAAACTACATTCAAGCCACCTTTTCCAAGCATCTCAAGTAGTAGTGTATTATCCGTATCAAATGTACTCATTTTTTTATTTTTTAATTGTTATTATTATTTTGTAAATATTGTTATTATAGCACCTATAGTTACTGTATATATCACCCACATTGCTCTAACTAAAACTTTTCTCATAGCTGTGTTTCTGTTCACCCTAGATGTAACTCCTGAGTCTGGATTAAGCAACTTATCTGTAAGCATATCTAATTTAGATGCTATATTATCTACCTTCTCATTAATTGAAGTTATGTCTTTTTTCATTGAAATTAATTCTTCTTTAGTAGTCATTAGAATGTAGTTGTTTGAATAGTTAAATTCATAAAAATTGCAGAACCTGCAGTTTCTTCCTTGACCATTGCAAACAAAATATCTCCTGCTGCTAATGCTGTAGTCGTTATAGTCGTTTCATTAACTCTAATAAGTTTACTATTACTGCTTAAACCTGTTACAGTAATTTCATCAATCACAATAGGAACAATAGCAGTAGTATCATTTTCTGTAGGTGTTGCCTTACATATAGCAATAGTTACTGCATTACTACCATTACTTGTAATCCATCCACTGATAGAAGAAACAGCAGCAGTTTCAGCGACTATTTGACTCTGACCAATTCTAAGTACATTTGAAGGAGTGATAGTTCCTCCTGCTACTGTTGCACTTCCATAATCAACATCCATTTGAAATGGAGATTTGTTATCTGCAATATCCTCACCATAAGCATAGTTAGTAGTACCTGCATCAGTATAACCTTGCATCTTATAGTTAGTAACTCCCATAAAAGACTTTCCTTGCCATACTAAATTACCATCAGTTCCAGTAGGAGATGTTCCAATATTCTTACTTAATACAGTATCATTAGTAGCATTTTCAAATCCTTTTGGATTATGCCTATTAATATCAGTTAAGTTCTTATGTTCGTTTGCAGCCATTTATATATTTTTTAACATTCTGGACAATAATTCTTCCAACTATCATAATTCCTTCTTGGTCTATCATATATACTATCATACATTATTATTCCGTGATTCTTGTATGTAGTGTTGTTACAAGGTGCATTAGCAGTATATGTAGGGTAGTCAGCACTGTTATCAGGGTCATTCAAAAACTCTATCATATCCTGTAAGTATATCTCAGACTTTCTGTAAGTATCTTGCTTATAAGCATTTAACTCAGCAGGGTCAATGATAGTAGAGAACTCATCAATATTATGGACAATCCCCATACTACTACTGTTGCTCTGTACCTCATTAATAACCTCAAATCTAGCAAACCAACATAGAGTTCTAATTAAGAAATCATCCATTAAAGTTTGATTAGCAGTAGTTAAAGTCCCATCATTATTCTGTGTCTTTAACTCCTCATAAAACTTCTTACCAATAGCAGTCTTTAAATGTGCTAACTCAGAAAGTAATATAGTGTTAGTTGATATTAAAGCAGGGTCGGTATTAGCATTAGTAAAACTATTACTTATAACCTCTTCTGATGTTGCTAGTGTTTTATATTGATTTACGTTTGCCATAGTGTTTAGTCTTCAGTTTTTTGAGTTACAGTTAAATCTCCAGCATCATCATCTCCAACTCCATCTGCATCATCATCTCTAGTTACAATGATTTGCTCTCTATCAGTTAAGAACATATCACCCTCTACAAGCATTGGTAAGTCCTCATCTAACATTCTTCTTTGCTCGTTAATTGTAAGCACTTTAGATGGGTCAATCTGAGTAGCAAAACTAATTGGTGGCTCGTAATGAATGATTAAATCTTCAGGTAAGAAACCTAACTCTTTATACAATACAGTCTTAATACCATTTAATAGTAAGTCAGAAGTATCTTTAATTACAGTAGTCATTGCTAAATCATAAGCAATTCTAATCTCACTACCTGTATTATTCATCTTACCACTTGAAACTAATCCACTTAGAGATGGTTGCCATCTGTGAGCAGTTACAATGTTCTGGTCAGTTATTCTTTGTAAGTCTAACCAACTACCATCTTGGTCATCTTTTATTATCTGTACATTAGCCTGAGAAGTATCTCCATTCTTAACGATAAACATAATCTTACCATTATTCCCCTCTCCAACAAACTTCTTCTGTGCCTCGTGTACTAATTTCTTTGCTTCTTCTTCACCCATATCTCCACTAATCTCAACGATAGCAGATGGTTGGAAGCCATTCTTAAATTTTGTGTGATTCCATTTACCAATTTCATAATCAACAGCAATATGCTCTAATGCTGCAACATAATCAGGTAATCCGTAGAATTGGAATGTAGGCTCGTAATCATTAAACTCATATACAAACCTGTTACCCTTTACTTCTGGGTAGATAGGTATAGTGCTTAACTTATCCTTCATAGTATTGAACTTAGCCCAATCAGGATGAACATACACTTCTTTCTTATTCTTAGCCATTCTAACGGTAGTTGCATCTATATGGTATAGATTCAGTCCACCATCATATATAACTCCTTCTAAGTAAGCATTTCCAAATGTATAGTAATCATCTGCTAACTTCTTAAAAATCATTCTTAATGACTCTCCATCAGCATTTACATCTTTAATGTAGTCTAATATGTCCTCATTGCTACTGACAAATTTAGCACCACTAGTAAAGATTGTCTTTTGTGCTAAGACACTTCTGTGTGTAGATGACTGTCGCTTTAGTCTAGCTAAGTACTGAGGAAACAAGTTGTCATTACCAAATGGTACGAACTTAGTCAATACCCTAGATAAGTCTTGTGGTTCTTCTATACTTTGAGGTACTGCTAAATTAAAAACCCCAAATTCAAAAGTATTACTCTTTTGAGTCTGAAGATTTGTTTTTGCTGCTCCTCTTACTTTCTTTTTTTGGCTCATCTTCAGTTTTTATAGTTGATAATTTTTCTACTAATTTAGTCAATCCTAAATCCTCGTAAGCATAAGCTAACTCCTCTTGAGTTGCTGTAGCCCATTTAATCTTTAAATCACCCTTATACAAAGTACCTGATGATTTTACTGCCTTATATTTTGCCATAAGTGTGTATATATTTAAGTGTGTGTAATTTACAACTTTTTGACCACAATCACACATATTATTAGAAAGATATTAATAGGAAAAGGTTATAAACTTTTTACGAAACAAGTCCAACCTAAAAATATATCTTTAATTGTTATGCTCCTGTTGTTGCAGTTAATGCTGATGTATCTACAGTAACTGTACCAGCGTACTCTCTTGGTAACTCAAATTGTCTTGCCATTAAGCTAACAGTAACTCCACTTTCATCAGAATAAGCAGCACCTGTACCACCCTCTATAGTCGCCATATTTAAGAAAGTCTGACTTCTACTTGCTACATCTTCATTTGCATACTTCTCAGAAACACCTAAAACCCACCATTGACCATTAGTATCTAAAGCCATACCCATCATACACTCATTAAGCATAGATTGTAAAGCATTATTCTTTGTTAATTCTAATCTTGGTAACATAAAAGATAGTCCACACTCAAAAGCAGTTGAACCATTTTCTTTAGTTGCACTAATTGTTAATGCTGGTGTTTCATTTTTAAACTCGTACACAAACCAATTCGCATCAGCAGCTACTTCAAGAATACTTGCTATGCTATGTGTTCCTGTAGCACCATAAGTAATTGCATCAGTTGCTCCCCAACTTCTTAGCAGAATTTGTGTTATACCTCCAGTCGCTTGTAAATCTGCACACGCGATTGCTAAACCTGTATCTATTGCCATTTTATTATTATTTTATAATTAATTAAAAAGTAATTAAGAGGAGAAGATTTTTACACCCTCTCCTCTATTATTACATTATTGTTATGCTGCTATTACAAGTCCCCACTGAACAAGAGAAGAGTACAAGTACTGTACACCTAACTTGAAGTAACCTCTAAAGAACATTTTCTCTTCTAAATCATCATAAAATACTTTGAAAGAACCTTCTGGGTCAGTTACATCAGAACCAATGATTAAGTTTTCAACTGCAGTATAACATACACCTTGAGTATAGTTTGCTGCTGCATTTACAAATAAGTCTGGATTAGTATCAGTTAAGATAGTGTCCCACTCATACATTGCTACTAATTCAACACCTCTAAAAGAAACTCTAGGTGCAGCGTCTACTCTATTAACGATTGCTAAGTCAGCTCCGTTACCCTCAAGATTTTGTAAGTAAGCGTTATATAACTTAGGAGTTACAAACATTTTCTTATCTGCTGGTGCTACTTGCTGTAATGCTGCTGGTGCTCCATCATAAACTTTCATAATGATGTCTAATGCATTTGCTGCTGTTGGATTTGCTGCGTCTACTGCTGATTGTGTTAAAACAGTTTCTGCTTTCATTAATTCCATCCAACCATTAAATACTGCATATCCTGCTACTGCTCCATCTACATCACCACCCCAAGCTAATCTTACTACATCTGAAGCGATACCTTTTACTGCTCTGTTTACGATTGCATCAGCTAACTGAGTACCTTCAATATTCATTACATCTGCTCCACTTCTATAAGACTCCTCAATGAAAGTTCCGAAAAACTCATCAGTACATTGCTCTAAAGCAACTCTACATCTACCTGCAGTAATTACTTTGTCAGAAAGGTCAAATTGGTTAGCACCACTTGTCGCTGAACAAGTTGAGTAAACCTCTACGATTTTCGTTAAAGCTGCTGCTGTATATACATTCATTACGTGCTTAACATTAGGAATTACTCTATAGTTACGCATTATATCATCACTTCTAAATACTGGTTCGTAGAAGATTTCGTTTAATTGAGCACCACCATAAGTTGCTGTGATTGCCTCATTTGCTACATTTGCCATTTTATTCTATTTTTTTAGTTATTAAATTTATTTCTTATTCTTGATGCCATTGCAGCGTAAAATGCTGAATTGCCATCTACTACTTTGTTTTCAACTATTGCAGGGTCGCCTGAAGTTTCTAATTCTGTACCTTTAGCATCTGCCTTGTTGATTTTTGCGTTCAAACCTTCAACCTCTACTGTTAAAGTTTCATTGTTTCCTTTTGCAGAAACCAATTCTTCTTCTAGTAAAGA